TCTTATGCCTCACTGTCGAACGACCTTGAGGGGACATCCTACAGTTCTATTCGCCAGGGCGCACTTGAAGAGCGTGACGCTTACAAGATGATGCAGCAGTTCTTGCTGGAGCATTTTGTTGTGCCAGCTTATTCTGCTTGGCTCATTCACGTTATGGAGTTCGGCTATATTCCGATTCCAGCGACACGCTTCCCTAAGTTCTTTTCATCAAGTCAGTTCCGTGCACGTGGATGGCAATGGGTGGACCCATCCCGTGAGATTAACGCTGCTGTTACCGCAATGCATAATGGCATTATGTCGCCCCAAGACGTTTGTGCCCAATATGGTAAGGATTTGGACGAAACGTTTGCACAGTGGGATCGCGACCGCGAAGCCGCCAAACAATATGGCCTTGAATTGGCCTTTTTCCCGTTTGGCGGAAGTGAGGCAAGTAAGGGCGTTGATCCCATTGACACAGAGGATGATGAGGAATAAATAAAAAGGGCGAGGGGATAGCAGTCCCACTCGCCCGCACTAACGCAAAGGAACTGCGCCAATGAATGAACAGATTAATAGCACTGAATCCACGGACGTCAAGCCCTGCCGCAAATGTGGTGCGCGGGAGCGCAATAAACGCGGGACTTGTATACCTTGCAAACGCCAAGCCCTTCGCAAGTGGCGCGAAACCAACCCCAATAAGGTTCGTAACTTGGCTCGCAAATATCGCGAAGCTAGCCCAGAAAAGTACCGCGAGTATTCCCGCAAGTGGCAAGCCGCCAACCCTGAAAAGGTGCGGGAACATGACCGAAAACGGTATTATTCTAATTTGGAAAAGGAGCGCGAGCGTGGTCGCAAATGGAAGGCAGCCAATATTGACAGAGTGCTTGACTACGCTCGAAAATGGAAAATAGCCAACCCTGACAAACACGCGGTTATGCAACAAAACCGCCGAGCTAAAATCAGAGGTAGCGACGGCAAGCTATCCAAAAACATTGTGCAACGCCTACTGATAGAACAGGGCGGAAAGTGCTCTTGCTGTGGCGCTGACTTAAGTCAAACCGGTCACCACCTTGACCACATCATGCCACTTGCGCTTGGAGGTTTAAATACCGATGAGAACGTCCAACTTCTTACCCCAACTTGCAATATGCGCAAAGGCGCAAAACATCCTGACAAATGGATGCCATTGGCTAGTTGATTGTTGTTCCTTTAACTGATAATGTTTCGCTGAACACCCTTGGGAGTCAAGCATGTCAGAAGAACAAGAGCCAGTCGCAGAGATTGAGGCTGAGGTCGAAGTGACCGAAGTGGTTGAAGATACCGCTGAAGCAGAGGTTGAGGCCTCTGACGACGCCACAGAGGAGCGTAAGGCTCCTGTTGAGGTCCTGCATCGCGCCATTGACATGGAAGCAAAGGCTATCGACGAAAAGAAGCGGACTGTTGAGATCGCTGTTTCGTCTGAACTGGCGGTTGATCGCTCATTCGGAAAAGAAGTTTTGGTCCATGAGATGGACGCTATTGACTTAGCGTTCCTTGCATCGGGCCGCGCACCACTGTTGCTTGACCATGATATGGAGCGTCAGATTGGTGTCATTGAATCCGTGGAACTTTCTGGGGACCGTGTTCTTCGAGCCAAAGTCAGGTTCGGGCGCTCGGCACTTGCTCAGGAGGTTTTTCAGGACGTTGCCGATGGTATCCGGTCGAATGTGTCGGTTGGTTATCGCGTCAACAAAATGGAGCGTTCCACGACGAATAAGGACGAATATCTAGTTCGTTCGTGGTCGCCCCTTGAGGTTTCTGTCGTTTCAATCCCCGCTGACCCGTCAGTTGGCGTGGGGCGCAGCGCAGTTGCTCTTGAACCCAAACCTACCGTTGAACCAATCATCAAAAAGGATGACACTATGTCCGAAGTTAATATGGACGCGGTTCGGGCCGAAGCTGCTGCTGACGCTGCCCGTAACGCAACCGCAATCATCGAATTGGGCGCACGCCATAATAAGCGTTCGCTTGCCGATGCTGCAATCAAGTCAGGCAAAAGCCTTGCTGAGTTCCGTGGTGAACTGCTCGAAGTTATCGGTCAGGACACGCCACTTGAGAACGAAAACATTGGCATGACCAAGAAGGAAGTTCGTCAGTTCTCGATCGTTCGTTCAATTGCCGCCCTAGCCAACCCATCGGATCGCCGTTTGCGCGAAGCCGCTGCTTTTGAGTTTGAAGTCTCGGATGCCGCTGCCCAGCGTTATGGCCGCACTGCACAGGGCCTCATGGTCCCCAGCGACGTTCTCGGCGTCTGGAAGCAGCGTGACCTGAACACGACGGACGACAACGAAATCGTTGCAACCAACTTGCTTGCTAACGAATTCATCGACGTACTGCGCAACTCGGCTTCGGTCATGCGTGCAGGTGCTCGTATGTTGCCTGGTCTTCAAGGCAATGTTGCCATTCCGAAGAAAACCGCTGCTTCGGCTGGCGGCTGGATCAGCACAGAAGGCGGCGCGTCTTCTGAGTCAGAACCAACCTTCGGTACTGTATCGTTGACGCCAAAGACTGTTGGTGCATTCACCGACATGACCCGTCAGCTTATCCTCCAATCGACGCCTGCTATCGAAGCACTGGTGCGTGACGACCTGACTCAGGCTCTCGCCTTGGCAATCGACAAGGGTTCGCTTGAAGGTACGGGCCTGAGCGGCCAGCCAACTGGTATCTTGAACACTGTCGGTGTTAACAAGCCAACCTCGTTTGCTGCTGCTGTACCAACCTTTGCTGAAATGGTTGCTTTGGAAACCGCTGTTGCTGAAGACAACGCATTGATGGGTAACCTTGCCTACATCACTGACGCTGCTACCTTCGGTGGCCTGAAGACGAAGAGCAAGGACACAGGTTCGGGCATGTTCGTTGCAGAAGGCAATCAAGCTAACGGCTACCCAGTAATCCGTTCGCAGCAGGCAACTGCTGGTAACGTTTACTTCGGTAACTTCAGCGATTGCTTGATCGGCATGTGGGGTGGACTTGACCTGACGGTTGATCCATACACAGCGTCGAACACTGGTACTGTTCGCGTAGTTGCACTCCAGACCGTTGACGTAGCAGTACGCAACGCAGTCTCGTTCGCATACAACAACGACACGGTGTAAGAAATGTTGGGGACCGGGATTTGGAAGTCATCTCGGTCCCCCACTTCTCAGGAGGTATTTATGCAATATAAGTGCATTCGCGGTGTTGTTACATCGCAAGGCCCAGTTAATGAGGGCGAGATTGTTACCTTGCCAGCGCATGAGGCCGTTGTGCTTATTGCCTCTGGTAAGTTGGTTATTCATCAAGAAATTCGCGTTGCAGAAGCTCCCAAGGTCGAGCATCGTGATCCGGTAGTAAAGCGCACGGGTAAAAATGGGCGTTGAGTCTGCCGCTGATATTTTAGATTTCTTCGAAGTCGATGACTTTGCAGACACTGCCACCTACACACCCGTAGGTGGCACAGGTGTTTCTGTGAATGGCATTTTTGATGAGCCACAGGCCAGCCGTAATGCCACCGACCTTATGGACATCACTATCCCTTCGCCACAGTTCGTTTGCCGCACGGTGTATGTTCCAGCGGCTGCTGATGGGGATCAGTTAATTGTCCGCACTATAGCTTACACAGTCCGCGTTGTATTGACCGATGGGACTGGCGTAAGCACACTTATTCTCGAAAAGGTATAATATGAGCCATGTGAGGCAACAGATTAGGGATCGGGTGGCTACGCTCGTCACGGGTCTGCCTACCACTGGGGCAAGTGTCTACAAGATGCGTCGCTATGCTTTGGATGATTCCAAGATACCCGCTGTTTGCGTCTACACGATGGATGAGAGCAGTTCGCTAATCACAATCGGCACTCGCACGCTGCGCCGGATGATCAATGTGGCGATTGACATTATCATCAAAGGTAGCAGCACAGCAGTGGCAGATTCACTTGATACAATCTGCGTATCGGCAGAAGAAGCCATCGCTGCGGACTTCACGCTTAACGGCCTTGCCAAGTCTTGCATTTTGACTAGCACTGAGATAGATATTAATGTAGAAGGCGAGAAATCAATTGCGTCCGCAAGGCTGGTCTACACCGTAGAGTACATCACCAGTATAACGGATGTGGAGACAGCGCGATGAAAATGGTCAAAGTTTATAATGCTATTGGCGATGAGATACTTGCCTGTGCTGTTGATCTAGAGCGCTATGCTGTTAACGGCTGGAAACCAATTGAAGACAAACCCAAAGCTAAGGCTGCGGCCAAAGAGGAGAAAGAGTAATGGCAACTCACACTGGTAGCGAAGGAACTGTTCGCGTTGGCGTGAACGCCATTGCTGAAATCCGTTCATATTCACTTGAGGAAACGGCAGACACTGCTGAAGACACCTCAATGGGCGATGCTTATCGTACTTTCAAGACCACTCTGAAGGCATGGACCGGGTCGGTTGATGTGTTCTGGGATGAGACTGATACGAATGGTCAGGTTGCTCTTGTTGTTGGCGCTGTGGTCACTGCGAACTTCTTTCCAGAAGGTGCTTCGGCTGGTGTTTCGGAAAAGTATTATTCCGGCGATGCAATCGTAACAGGTAAGACTGTTACGGGCAGCTTCGATGGCATGGTCGAATCCACAATCACGCTTCAAGGCACTGGTGCTTTGACTGAAGCAACACTGGCGTAAGGATAAGACATGGCTACCCATACTGGTTCAGAAGGCACAGTTCGCGTTGGCTCGACCAACAACGTGCTTGAAATTCGTTCGTACTCGGTTGAGGAAACTGCGGATACTGTTGAAGATACTTCAATGGGCGATAGCTATCGCACGTTTAAGACTACTTTGAAAGGTTGGTCTGGTTCGGTTGATGTGTTCTGGGACGAAACAGACACCACGGGCCAAGGCTCATTAATCCCTGGCGCTGAAGTGGCTATCCGCTTTTACCCAGAGGGCGCAGTTTCCACCGACATTTATTACACAGGTCAAGCCATTGTAACAGGTAAGACTATCACAGGCAGCTTCGATGGTATGGTGGAATCCACTATCACTGTTCAAGGAACAGGGGCTTTGACTAGCGCGGCTGTATAATTAAAAGGAAGAATAATATGAGCATTGCAAAGCGTATATCAGAGCGGACATCCAATAAGCGTCACATCGACGTTGCAGAGTGGGGTGATGAAGGCAAGCCAGAGAAGGTCTATTACGGCCCTCTGCTTGCTGGTGAGTTGAACCGCATCCAGCGCAAGCATCCTAAGTTTCTGAGCGATACATCAT